ATCCGGTATTGGTAGAAAGGTCCTGACATTGGCAAGGCTTTAAGCACCTGCCATTGCTGCGGGGAGCGTGGGCCGAAGACTGGGAGTCGGCGCGTCCGGTCAAAGATCGTTTCGTTGAGGATCTTGAGATAAGCGTTAGGCGCAAGGTCGGTGATAGCTCCCTGATCCGCACCAGCCACGCTCGTGAAAACAGCCTCGTACTGCAAACTCGTCCAGGAACGCCGACGGACAAGGTCCTCGCAGATTTCATTGGCAAGGCCAACGATCTGCGTGAGTTGGTCATCTTGCGATGACATGACGATTAGAGGGACTGTCAGACCTTGACGCTGACAGAATTCCTGGACGATTCGCAGAAGGGTCATGATGACTCCTTAGAGCTTTTGTGACTTGGTAGCCGGTTTGTCGCCAGAAAGAGCTTCGACCTTCGCAGCCAGTTCACGAAGTTGAGTTTCGAGCTGCTCGTTGCGGGCTTGGAGATTTTCGTTTGTGGCCTTGAGGGCGGAGAGTTCCTCGCTGGCCTTGCCGGTGGAACCCGCGCTGGTCAGCCAGTCGATGGCACGTTGCTTCAGTGCACGACCGCCCATGCCGATACGAGCCAGGACTTCTTCATTCGCGGCAGCAAGGTCTTCGACACTGCGAATGTGCAGCGACAGCATGGTCTTGACCTGCGACGGCGACAGCGGAGGCCAGTCCGTGATCGGAGTGCCGTTCGGCGGGGCTTCCCGACCTTCACACCAGTCTTTATAGACTTCCTTGAATGCATTCAGCCATTCGCGGGGGCAGCGGCCTTCTGCAACGTCCTGCTTGAGTTTGTCGAACCACTCATCGGCTTTGCGCTCGATGCAGTCCTTGGAGCCCATAGGGGTGATCAGAGCGTAGTGAACATCGCGGCCAACGTAGTGACCGGCTTCAATCGACGCTTGACGGTCTTCCTCAGCCCGGACTTCAAACCGGACAAATGGAGGCCGTTCTTCGAGTTTTTGTACCATTATCTAACTCCCACAGTTAGTTGAACGAACCCTCCCACCAAAAAACCCCAGGGCCGAAGCCCTGAGGAACACCGTGGGAGGTGGAAGGTGTATTACAACGGACTGGTGGTCTTGCGAACCCAACCATAGTCGCCAGCAGCGAAAGCCGTGTCGGCGGTGTAATTGCCGGCAGTAGCGTTCACCGCGAAGGCGCCCGTGACGGTGCAGGTAGCTGCAGCGGCGATAGCATTTGCGGCAGGGCCGACGTAGACATAAGTGCGGTTGTCGCGGGCCAGCATCGGAGTGCCGACGGCAAACTCCGGGATTGCAGTACGGCGCTCAGTATCAGCACCAACCAGAGGGATGACAGCGATAGTCATTTTAGATCTCCTGAAAAAGTTTCACAGGGGGATTACCGGATAGTAATCCCCCGACGTTACTTATGCCTTCTGCACACCCTGCAGCGAACGGTTCGAGCAGACGAGATTCCCCATCCACAGGACCGGCACAACGGCGGCGTCCTGATTGTAGGGCTTCATCTCGTCCATGACGGTCATGTCCGCATCCTTGTGTACGACCAGTTCGAGGTAGTCGGTGTTCAGGAAGTAGGCATGGTTCGCCGGGATGCCAGAGCCGCCGTCGAAGATCACATCGGCGCCCTTGTATTTCAGGCTGACGAAGCCGGCGTTGGCCTTGGTTTCGTCGGTGTAACGCTTGATGGAGGTCTGGGACTGCTCGAAGAACGTGAAGTAGGTGTTATCCATCACGATCAGATCGGGCTGGTCGTCGCCGCGAACCAGGCTGAGCCACAGGGGCAGCATCAGGGATTCCATCGTGGTCGCGCCAGGAACGATTGCACCACCACCCTGAATCGGGGCAGCCGCGGATTGCACCTTGTTACGCCAGAACGTCCAGGTCGAGGAGTCAATCCCACCGACGGTGCCGGTGCCGGCGTCAGCCACAAGAGCCTGCAAACCGTTGACCTGGTTTGCCAGCGTGCCGTCAGAGTAAATGTCGGCGGAGAAGTTGTTCTTGAACGTGCGGATGGCGTTCTTCAAACGAGCCTTAACCAGGTTGATGATGCGGGTATCGCCACTGTTGGCGCGGAGCTCCAGGCCGGAAGCCACGACGTTGATGGCGATTTGGCGCCACTGGTATTCCGCCGCACTGATAACGTCGGAAGCCCCGATGTTCAGCACATCGTAGCCGCTGTAGCGTTGGTAGGTGTTGTTCTCGGCGTAGTCCAGCGGCGCAACGATGGTCAGACCACCATCTTCACGACGCACATTGCCCTTGTCGTAGATACGACGAAGCAGGGCATTGTTCTTGGACACGTTGTCCTTGATTTCTTTGGCATGCTTGCGGAAGGTCGTGGAGACCAGTTCCGTGAACACGGTATTGGGAGACGGCATGGTTGAAAACTCCTATGAAGATTCGATTTATGCTCGGGACTTGATAGTCGCCAGAGCCGCGTTAAGCGTGTCGTCGATACTTCCAAGGGGAGCCGTTCCGCTCGCCGCTTTCGCACTCGATTTCACATTCGCACCAGTTGCCTTGCGGGCCTGTTTCGCGCGTTCCGCAGCTTCCGCTTTAGCCTTGGCTTCAGCCTCCGCCGTCAAGCGGGCTTGTTCCTTAGCGCGGGTGATCGGGTTAGCCCAGATCGCTTTGTCATACGCATCCTTCAGGTCCTTCGCAGCGCCACTTCGCAAAAGCCCGGCAATGTCGTTTGCCACTTCGTCGAAGTACTGGTGCGCCGGGTCGGAGGCAAAACTGTCGATCTCAGCCTGCAGTTTGCTGCGAGCTTCGTTCGCCTCGTGTTGCTCCCGGCCATTCAAACGGGATTGTAGGTCAGCCAGTTGTTTTTGCAAGCCTGCGACTTGCGGGTCGACGTAGGGGGCTTCGCCGCCGAGGTCAACGCCGTATTCTTTGGCGAGATGCTGGAAAAACTGCTGTTTTTGCTCGGGGGTGCCAGTTGCCAAGGCGACATGAGCACGCATCAGGCCAGAGACTTGCTGCATCGGGTCGATGCCCTGGGACTGGAATACCTGTAAATAGGGCTGCACGACTCCCTTAAGGGCCTTACCGATTGAGGCATCGGCTTTGTAGGACTCGAGGCCCTTGAAAATGTCCTCTTCCCGCTTCAGAATTTCCTGCTGGACTTCCGGCGGGAGCGTCGCGAACTTCGCGGCCGCTTCGGGGCGCCAGGTTTTCGGCGGCTGGAGTCCCGTTGCGGTGGAAGTGCCTGTCTCGCCTTCCTTCGCCGCTGGAGTACCCGTAGCAGCAGGATCAGTTGCGCCAGTACCATCACCAGTACCAGCGCCATCATCCAGGTTAACGTCGTCAGTTCCGCTGCCATTGTCACCCCCTCCCACCGAACTGCCGAACAAGTCAGCAGAAATAGACTCACCGGCAGCGGACAAGTCCAGGCCACCATCACCACCGGCTGCACCGGCACCATTATTGTCAAGATCTTCAATACCCACAGTATTTCTCCTTTACTGTCGTTCCACAGTGGCAGTTACGCCGGACTGCATTTCGCTGGCGAGTTTTTCAAGTTTCTGCGGGGGCAGGCCAGCTACCAACTGCTCCGCAGTTTGCTCGATCTGACGATCGAATTCAGCTTCAGCCGCCGCGTGATTACGGCGAGCTGCTTCGGTTTCCCCCGGCTCCAGCACCCGGCAGCCATGGCGACGAAGGTTCTCTTCATGCGCACGGCGACCTTCAATCCACTGACCAGTCACAGGGCAGGAATACCCGGCGTAGTCGCCGCGTACCGCAGGCGCGCAAAGTTGCTTAACAGCCTGCGCACCGCAGTCACAAGTCTGTGGCATATCGTAATCGACAAGCCGCAGGAAGCGGTCAAAGCTCTTTTGGCACAAGGGGCACTTGTAAGAATAAACTGGCATGATAATCTCCCACGGATTACGGTTGAGTAACGCCGGGGAGTTTCGGCGTCGCCAGCTTCAGCCGCAATTCTTGCAACTTCATTGCGTGTTGAGCGGCTGCGAACTCCCCTTTGCGCTTGAGTTCTTCGAGTTTCGCGGCGGTTTCAGCTTCTTTGAGCTGCTTATCCATCGCAAGCATCTCCATTTTGACCTTCTGCTCAGCTTGTGCTGCTTCGAGATCGGCTTTAGCCTTCACGTCCGCACCGTTGCCCTGTGGTTGTGGGGGCTGCATTTTCTTCAGCTCATCCTCGACCTCCGGCCCGAAGCGGTAGCGGCGGGTGACAGCCAGGAGGATAGACTTCGCAGCATCGAACGGCATTGTACCTTGCTGAACAAGCGGAGCTACACCATTCATGAACTGAGCCACAGCGTTGAGGAACTCGCCCATGTTCTGCTTGTCCTCCGTCGCCTCGGCATCGACAGTCGAGTTCGTTTCAATGTCGATGCGATAGTTACGCTGAAGATCGTTGGTAAGCAGCCCCATGATTTCCTCCCACGAGGGGAGTTGAGCAGCAGCAAGGATTTGCGGCGGTGGTGCCGGGGGTTGAGCAGGCGGTTGACCAGGAACTTGCGGCTGTTGCTGTGCCTGCATCTGGAGTTGCTGCAGCATTGCCTGCGCTTGCTGTTTCTGCTGTGCAGTGGGGAATTGCAGACCAGTCATTTGCGAGAGGGTTTGCTGCGAGAACTTGGTCATCGCAATCTCACCCATGATGCGCAAGCAATCCCGCACATACCGAGCAACCTGTTTTTGCATCTTTTTCAGCCGCAGCGTCCCCCACTGGTTTTTGATGTTTTGGGCAGTAGCCGTTTCCGAGGCCACCGACGCACCGCGCAGAATGTCGCTGATGCCAGTAATCTCGTAGATAACCTGTTTGACTTGCTGACGCTGGACGTAGAGTTGCTGGAGCACAGCGACAAGTTTTTCCAGCGGCATGAGCCAGATTGCTTTCTCCAGGGTTTGTCCCTGCTGCATTGCAGCCACGTTTTCAGCGGGGATCAGGACATTGTCGTCCGCCGCCAGGACTTTGTCCAGACCTTCCAACGTCGAGTCATAGAAACCGCGAACCTTCAATGCCTGGACAATCTTGTTAATCCGCACAGTGATACGGTTGAGTTCCTTCGCCTGCTCTTCGTACATCGTGTACAAGGGCACGGGTACCAGCGAACTGATCTTCGGGAACAGTACCAGCGGACGCGGCATCGGGAAGAAACCGGAGAGTTGCAGGGGGTCTTCGACTTCCTTCACGAAACCGGCAGGGTAACTCGGGGCCAGAAACCGGACCATCTTGGTTTCCTTGTCCCAGATTTCGAACACATGCCCGAGGTCAACGCCTTCGGCATCGGTGACTTTTTCCTCTTCGTCGCCGTCGTGACTGCCTGCAGCTTGTGCTTTGCCGCTGATGTTCAGTGGGATGAGGTGGCCGATTTCCTCGCCGAAGTTCTTGACGAGTTCGTCCCGAGTCATGAAGTGTTCGCGGGCGACCCACGGCACGTCTTTCCACTGCTTCGCGTAGCCATGCAGGAAGCGGTCCCAGGGCACGGCTTCGCCGCAGACCGTCTCATATTCGACCTGTTCCAGCGGTTCGTCGTGGATTTCGCCTTGCGTAGCCTCGATTTCCCCTTCACCAGTGGCGTCTTCCTGACCTTCGGTCGGGTTGTTGGGTTCGGGCTGCTCGGTAATGGCGGCGTCGTAACGGAACCAGGTAACCCCCGAGCCGGGAACGAGCGCTTCGAGCACCGCTTGCGACATGAGGTCGTCGAAAGGCGTGTAGTCGCCGAGTTCATTGTCGATCAGGAACTCAAGACTGCGGCGCGCAACGTCGGAGGCTACCTTGCCGAGCGGATCGTCGTCTTTGAAGCGGCGTTGGACAACTGGCCGGGGTGGGTTGTTGTACAGCGCGGGCGCGAGCGTCTCGGTGTTGCTGTAAAGGATGTTGAAGGGGGATTCGGAAGCCTTCCCACCTTCGTAGAGCTTAACCACACGCGAGGCGTCCTTGCGATATTCCTTCACGCGCTTGCGCGCGGCATCAAGCTCTTTCAGCCATGCCTGCACTTTCGGGTCAGCCTTGGCCGTGTCGACGGCGCCTGAAAGGGATTTTCCAATGTCCATTTTATCCTCTGGGGGTCAGATCTCAGCGGCTTCCATACGACGCTGGCGCTGCCGCTCGACAAGTTCGTTGATAGTGTACTGGCCGGGAAGTTTTGGCAAGCCCGAGCCTGCGACGGGGGCAGCTTTCGGCACCCAGGGACGCGACATGACAGCGTAGCGGGTTTCGTCAGCTGCGTGGTCCTCAGCCTCGGTGTCCAAGTCCTCGGGGTCAGTTTCGTCGTGCTGGAGGGTTGGGAGCGTGCGGATTGTATCTTCGCAGCAGTCGCAAAAGTAGAGCATCGGCAGGCCATTTTGACCGACGAGTCTCTGCCGAACCTGTTCCCACCCCGCCTTGCGCTTGTTATCAGCCCGGCGCCAAGAGCACTTGTGGATCGCCATAGTCTCGCCAATGGAAGGCCCGCCATCCCGGATAAAGATTGCGGGGTCAGCCACGCCATAGCGAATCCGCTCACCCTTTTCGCGTTCGACAATCCCCTGCGCGACGAGGTCAGCTGTCATTTTCAGGCCCTTGTTCGGGCCAGTCGAGCCGTACCACTCGCGGAACTTTACTAACGCACCTTTCGGTAGGCGGCGTTCTCCAAGTTGATATTCCTTATCCAGGATCGCGTACCAGCCGACACTAAACGGCTTTGCCGACCCCCAGTCAAAGGCTCGGAAATACAACATTCCAGGGTTTCGCAAGGCCAGGAACTCTTCCGTGGGCAATACATGAAGGGACTCGTCCCACTCGTCGAAGAAAGCCCCGTCAACAATGTCCCAATTACCTTCGAGCCACGCCTTAACCAGCGCCTCCGACCCGGATTGGCGGAGTCGGAGGATGTAGGTCGGGTCATTCCGCATGAGGAGCTGGTTATCCCCGATCTTCGACGGGATGAAGACGCGGTCGAGGCTGACCATTCGCTTTTCACCGTCCAGCTCAATTTCACACTCCTCTGTCAGTAGCTTATAACCTTGCGGGGCGGGGTCGATGTAACGCTTCTTGACCCAGTTATGGCCAGCACCGCCAGGGTTGCCGGTAAGACGCATCCCGACAGGAACGCCAGCGCCAGAGCGCAGTGTTGCGCGGAGTTTATCAATCGGAGCTGGCGACGGAAAGTTAGTGACTTCCTCCACGTAAACTCGTGTGTAGTTATGACCTTGGTATTCCTCGGCATCGGAGTCGCGTTCGAGATAGGCGAATTTCAGGCGAGCGCCGTTCGCCATTGTCCAGGTTTTTTGCTGCTCATTATACTTCGCCCCGAGCTTGGGGAAAATCTGCTTCGTCCGCGCGATGACTTCCGCGAGCTGGACGAGTTTCCGCCGGAAGAAGATCCCGACCGCGTGCTCGCCGTAAAGGCTAGAGTGCTGCAGCCAGTCCCCGATGGAGGCCTCAGTTTTCCCTCCGCCCCGCGCCCCGCCATAGAATACCTCGAAAACGGGGCATTCCAGCAGTGCGGTCTGCGGTCCGGGTTGCGGGGACCAGAGGACGGTTTGCTCGACCTCAGCCTGGAACATTTTCAGACCCCAGATGGAACTGCCAAAGCAGCCCCCGGCATGTCGATAACCGCCCCCCGGCCTTCGCCGTGCGCCGCCGCCCATTCCGAAGCGCTCGCAGCTTTCGGCGGGAGGGCGACGACGAAGTTCTGCTGGACGTTGAGGTTCTGCTGCCGTGCACCGTAGCCAAGGGCTTTGGAAGTGATCTCAAGAGCCTTGAGCGCCGTGTCCGTGTTTTGGGCCGCAACGAGCTTGTCCAGGACAACGTCCAGGGACTTGGAGGCGAGGGCGCGCAGTTTCTCGTCAATCGACAAGACAAGCTGCGGGTCCACAACCTCAGTTTTCCGTGCCGCAAGCCGGGCCTGGAAGGCATCCGAATTCATCACCCGCGACAGCCAGCCCTGTGTGTAGCCGAAGGCTTTCGCCAGCTCCCCTTGCGAGATTGCTGGGTTTGCGATAATCATGTCAATCAGCGCGTCGTGGGTGTATTTCACCCGCTTGATCGCTCCGGCTGCGCTTTCCGTTCCCATCAGTGGCGTGCTCATGTCAGTCCCCTTTGCGTGTGCGGAGATCAGTTAATCTTGCGGGGATTGTAGGCCGGGCGCCGCCCGTTGTCAAGCGTGAGTCGGCGGAAACCTGTGGGCTATCCGCTACCCCTAGCCTCCGCGAAATACCCATGAGTTACGGGCGAGTAATACGCGGGA